ATACAGTCAAGCAATGAAAAGATTAGGAAAAGTATCGACACTCTTATTAGTAGACAGTCAGCATGGAACAGTAAAAATCGACAAGATTGTAAAAAACTTACAAACGGCATAATTGATCTTGAAAAAGTTGATATTGATGCAGAATTAGAAGCACACGAAAAGTTAGTTGCATGGAATGAACACAATAACACTATTCTTTCTTTGAAAAAAGAATTAAGTACGCTTGAGCCAGCATTAGTTCGTGCTGATAAGTCTGTAGTAAAATTAACAAAAGATATTGCAGATTTAGAAGATGCAACATGTTATACATGCGGTCAAGAGCTGCATAAAGATAAAAAAGATGAAATTGAAGCAAGTAAGGCTAAAGAATTAGCTGATTCTAATGCCTATGCTCAAGAAATTAATGCAAAGTGTTCTGAAGTAATTGCATCACTTGCAAAAATAGGCGATATTAATGGTAGACCTACTACGTTTTATGATACTGCTAAAGAAGCATATGAACACCGAAACAACGTTGACAACTTAAAACAAACTTTGTTAACTAAACAAGACGAAGATGATCCGTATCAAGCACAAATTAATGATTTAAATAGTACTGCTATTCAAGAAATTAATTGGAATATAGTAAATGATTGTAATTCTATCAAGGAGCATCAGGAATTTTTATTAAAATTACTTACAAATAAAGATTCGTTTATAAGAAAAAAGATTATTGACCAAAATCTAATGTATCTTAATAATAGACTTACATATTATCTTGATAAGTTAGGATTGCCGCATCAAGTTGTATTTTTAAATGATTTAAGTGTTGAAATTACACAACTTGGTCAAGATTTAGACTTTGACAATCTAAGTAGAGGTGAAAGAAATAGACTAATACTTGGATTAAGCTTTGCATTTAGAGATGTATGGGAAAGTTTATACCAAGGAATTAATTTAATGTTTATTGATGAACTGATTGATAGTGGTATGGATGCATCTGGTGTTGAAAATAGCGTAGCTGTACTAAAGAAGATGTCAAGAACAAGATTAAAAAATATTTTCTTAATATCACACAAAGACGAACTGATTGGAAGGGTGAATACTATTTTAAAAGTGATTAAAGAAAACGGATTTACTTCCTATTCAAATGATGTGGATATAGTTGAATCATGAAAAATGATGTTCAAGAAGAATTTTTACAAACTTACTTGGAATATTTCAAGTCTTATGAAGAATTTCTTCGTAAGCCTACTGTTCCTCGAAAAATACAATGTCGAAAGCTGTTATCTAAGTTAAAAAAACTTGCACATATACAGAGAATAGTGATTAGTGAGCATTACATACAATATCGTATACCTGATGGCAGAGTTAATAACAAACCTGATGTTGCTCGTCAAATTAAGGATCAAAAAAAAAAGAATAATATAACTACTTGATGCAATGGACATATAAAGGTAGACTAATCACAGAAATACCAGACGAGTATGAAGGGTTTGTTTATCTTATTACAAATAAAACAACTAATTGTAAGTACATAGGCAAAAAACTAGCAAAATTCAAAACTACCAAGCCACCACTTAAAGGCAAAAAAAATAAAAGGCGCGGCACTAAGGAAAGCGACTGGAAAGACTACTGGGGAAGTTCAGATAGACTTAATGCGGACGTAAAAAAATTAGGCAAAGATAATTTTACAAGAGAAATACTATATTTTTGTAAAAGTAGAGGCGAAATGTCTTACTTAGAGGCAAGAGAACAATTTGAAAGGCGAGTTTTAGAAACAGACGAGTATTATAACGGTATAATAAACGTTCGTGTAGGCGGATCTAGTATCCTTAGAGAAAATTTAAAGGCACATCAGGACCCTATTTAAAAACCAAAATCCAGCCGAGATAATGCTCGTTGCCGGTGGAGTGGTTAAGTCCAACAGGCTGTATGCTACAAAAACCCCTTAGCACTAGGAACGAGGCGGGGGATAATACGGTATAGCGTAAATTTTAATAATTTACGGTGTAGCGTATGATATCGACGTAGGTTGGGTAAGGTTAGAGCCCAGTAGCAAAGTCAAATACCTATTTCCAAGTCTCGACTAATAAAACTCACATGAAGTTTTCGAGAGACGGAGCCTGTTGCATGGTTCCGTCTGACCAAACAATCTACATGAAGTAATTACAATATTACTACGTAATATTGTCTTAGTCATTTAATAAAACGAAGTGATATAGTTTGAGCGATAGCGAAAACTTGTATGAGCTTGCTCATACATTAATCATAAATAACATAACTGATAAGGATTAATTAAAATGAAAGTTTATGAGATTGTTGTTGAAGATAAAAATCTGAATGAAAAACCTGTAGGTATGGTAAAACGTGGATTGCAAAAAATTGGTGCTTATATAGGATCTGGTGCAGCAGCAGCTAGTGATGCTGTAGCTGCTGAAGCAAATAAAATGGCAAAAGAACTTAAAGCATGGATGTCTGGCAGTGGTCTAAAACAAATAACAATTGATGATTTAGAAAATTTCCTAGATCAAAAAGGTTACGGTGGTGTAGCCGAAAAAGCAATTGCTGATGCAAAGAAAAAATCAAGTGATACTCAAAATGCTATTGGAAAAGCTGGTAAAGCTCTTGGCAAGGCTGCTGGAAAAGTAGCAACAGGCGCACGAGCTTCGGCTAATGTAGCAGCAAATATTCCTTTACCAAACAGCATGTATGCTGAAGCTGTAAATCCAAAAATTAAAATTGCAAAAGGTGCTGGCCAACTAGCTACAGCAAGTGATGGTGCTGAGTATGTTTGGGCAGGCGCTATGTGGATTAATAATGCAACTGCACAGCCTGCTAAAAAAGCTATTAATCAAGAGCTAGGTGATCCTGCAGACCAATCTAATCAGCCTCTTACTCCAAAAGAAATTGATCTAGCAATACTTGCAGCAGTACAAATGGGTTATAAAAATCGTGGAGTAAGTCAAACAAAAGGGCGATTTGGTGCTAACAAAACTCCAGCAGCAACTCCAGGTGCTGCTCCAGCAGCAACATCAGCTAATGATAAAGCAATCAAGGCGTTGAGTGCTAAAGCTGACAAACTTGGTATGAAGGTTGTCCCTAAGTAAAATTTTATAAATTCTCTTTACTGGTTACTGAGAAATATTTTTCATATATAACTGTAGAAAAACGGAGAATAATATGCCTTTCTGGAAATGGTGGACATCAATTGTTATTATTGCATTAGCAATTTCTTATGCCCAATATCAATTTGATATTTTAAATTTTGTATACACAAATGATCCAACACGAATTACTGCAATTATTGGAATTATATTTTTACTATGTACTACTAGAATTGGTTATTTAGGTTGGCAAAATCAATTCACTTCAGAGTATGATGCCCAATTTTTAAATAACAACAATGATCTATTATGGTTTTGTTCTGATGTAGTAATGTCAATTGGAATGGTAGGAACATTAATTGGATTTCTTATTGTACTTACAACCACATTTACAAACATTGATACTACATCAGCACAAGCAATGAAAGAAGTAATTGGAACTCTTGCTTCTGGAATGGGCATTGCATTAATGACTTCGTTAATTGGGTTAATATCTTCAATTATTTTAAAATTTCAATTAGTTATGTTAGAAAATTCAAATGAGGAGATATAGTTCAAATATAGCATTTATTGATTTACTATTTAATCTCCTCATTGGATTTACTAGTTTACTTCTTATTGCATTTTTACTTATAAATCCTGTTGCCGAAGAAGGTAAGATTGATCCTCGTTCTGAATTTTTAATTACAATGTCATGGTTAGACACTTCAGGAATTGATTTAGATATTTGGATTGAAGGTCCAAATAAAACTATAGTTGGATTTCCACAAAAGGATGGTGCATTTATTATTCTCGAAAGAGATGATCTTGGAAACACCAATGATATTTTTGTAATAAATGGTGTTGAACAAATTGTAGAAAGAAATTTAGAAACAATTAGTATAAATGCAATTGTTCCTGGAGAATATTTTGTTTCAGTACACAATTATAATACAACAATTGAAAACGACGAAGAAGAATACCCTACACCAGTTACAATTGATTTAATGGATCTTGAACCTTATAGTTTAGTTCTATCAAAACAAGTTTCAGTAAAACTCAAAGAAGAGAAATCTGTTTTTTCTTTTATGGTTAACGAAAAGGGCGAAATTTATGATTTAAATGACGATATTAATGTAAAGATTAGACCGTCACCAAAAGGCGGAACTGCTAGAGCAATTATTGGTGGGGAAGCTGCACCATGATTGAGATTGTAATAGCATTAGCAATATCTTTATGTATTTTTTTAGCAATATTAGTATATCATTCAACAGCACCATTTTTATTAAAATTATTATCTCTACCTTCGTATGCAGTTTTTTTAATCTTCTTAATATATCTGTTGGTTATTATGGCAGGTGCTCCAGTTAAAAAATATCCAGAAGGTGGTTGGAGATATGTACATCATGAAATAATGTTAGTAGATGAAGAAAAAACTATTTTTATTTGGACGTATAATGATATTGGTAATAGATTACATCAAATACCATATGACCGAGAAACTGCTAAAAAATTAGAAAAAGCTAAAAATAGCCAACGTAATGGATTTACCCAAACAGGTGAATTTGAACCAAATGGATCAGGGTTTATGGGGTTATTTATGGCCGAACAAAGCGGACTATCTTCAAAAGATTTTATAAAACAATAGGAGTCTAATATGTTTAAGTTCTTTATACAACGACAATGGATGCATTGGTCTATAATTGGAACACTTGTAATTTTATTTTCTACATGGTACCAAGTGCAAATTGATGTAGCAATTAATGAATGGTTTGGAAGTTTCTATGATAACTTACAACAGGCCCTAGCTGAACCTGGATCTCTAAGTGCTAGTGAGTTTTATGGATCACTAGCTAGTTTTGGATGGTTAGCAGCAAAATTTATTATAGTAGCAGTTGTAACAAAATATTTTGTTTCGCATTGGATATTCCGTTGGAGAACCAGTATGGTTGAATTTTATCATGATAAACTTCGATTTGCAAGAACTATTGAAGGATCATCGCAACGTATACAAGAAGATACTATTAAGTTTGCTAGAATAATGGAAGACTTGGGTGTTGGATTAATGGAAGCAATTATGACATTAATTGCCTTTATTCCTATTTTAATTGGACTATCAGCAGCAGTTACACATTTACCTATACTAGGAGAAGTTTCAAATTCTCTTATGTGGGTTGCAATAGCAACAGCATTAGGAGGTACATTGTTACTTGCCGCAGTTGGAATTAAATTACCAGGCATTGAATATGATATTCAAAAAAGAGAAGCAGGGTATCGAAAGGTATTGGTCCATGCTGAAGACGATCCAAAAGCAGGACAACCAAAAACTCTCGCTGAATTATTTGATTGGGTAAGAGATATACATTTTAAATCATATTTTCATTATGCCTATTTTAATATGGTACGTTACAGTTATTTTCAAGGTATGGTGTTAGTGCCATACCTTGCACTTGGACCAACTATACTTGCTGGAACTATTACATTAGGTGCGTTGCAACAAACTATTAGAGCATTTGGTAGAGTTGAAAGCAGTTTACAATATGTGGTAAAGTCGTGGGCAACAATTGTTGAATTAATCAGTATATGGAAACGTTTACACGAATTTGAACAGTGTATCAAAGAAAATGAAAAATAACTTACCAGTAAGGTTGTCCTGTTTTATTTGCAGTTTCTAAATTTTCTTTTATTAACTGAGCCATAATTTCTCTATCTTCAATTGATAAA